GAATGAAATTATTTTTTTCTCCTATATAGGGAATATGTGAGTTACACGGTTACACGGTTGCAAACGTCTCAAACTCGCATAAATACTGGATTTTTTTGTAACCCAAATGAAACCGGATTTTTTAAATAGGTTACATATAAAGGAGATGGAAGATGAAAGTAGAAGCTAAAGATATTCCAATTATACAAAGGTTTATGACAGAATTCTGGAAAGTTATAAAGGAGTTCTATCAGGTGGAGCTTACGGACGACTATTCTGAACAAGTGTGTAATCGCTTAGATGAGCTTGGAGAGTTGGCGGGTATATGTCCTGATCAGAATGATAAGCAGTTCATTCTGGGCTGTATATTAGCTTTAAACAATGCTTTAAGTTCTAAGCAGAGAGGATTGAGAAAGAATGTACAACACGAAGAATAGATACAAACAGGGACAGGCTCTTAGAAAAGAAATTTATATGTATATCGTCAGTTGAAAAAAACAACAACGTATTTTAATTTGGAGGTAGTAACATGTACGAAGTAATTAACAAAGAACTGAAACTGGAATCATGTGGTATCGGTGATCTGACAATGGATGTCGTGAGTGGAATGCTAAAACAATGGGATGATGGAAGTAGCATATCAACCCTGACATTATTTTATCTTCCGAAAAGAGATACTATTGTTTTGAATCGTGATAACAAAGGATATGAAACATATCGCGAATTTGCAGAAGTATATTTGATGTGTGAAGAGCAGGAAAGAGAAGAAATCAAATCTAAATTCAAAAACGATGAGAAAAATGGGATGAGAGAAGTGATTAATGTTTTGGACGGTGTTCTTAACCACCGAAGAAACGGTAAAGAGCTTTTTATGCTGAAGCACCAACCAATGGACAGCACTGACGGTGGGCTTAGCATTTCGATGTTACAGGAAATTGTGAATAGCACAGGGGATCATTACATTTCTATGTACAAAGCCTTCCAGTACGGAGTAATGCAGGGAAAACGTTTGGAGAGAAATAAAAAAAGACAATCCGCAAAAGCCTAACCAGCACATAGGATTGTCTTAAACACAAGGAGTACCTTGTAAAAATAAGTATAAGGTACTCCGCATTTTAAATCAAGAGAAAAAAGGAGAATATATAAATGAACGAATTAATCAAAATTAACTACGAAGCAGAGACGCCAACGGTATCAGCAAGGGAATTACATGCTGGCTTGGAAATTGGGACAAGATTTGCAGACTGGTTTCCTAGAATGACCACTTATGGGTTTGAATCAGGCATGGATTATAGATTGGTTACTCAAAAAAGAGAAACCAAAAATCCTAAGAATCCATTTACAGAATATACAGATTACCTCATTTCCGTAGACATGGCGAAACAGATCTGTATGATTCAGCGTTCTGAAAAAGGTAAACAGTATCGCCAGTATTTCTTAGATCTGGAAAAAGCATGGAATACTCCAGAGCAGGTTTTTGCAAGAGCACTGAGAATGGCCGATAAAGAGATTGAAAAGTTAAAAAACAATAATACAGTACTTATGGAAGATGTGAAGCGTATGCGTCCAAAAGAGATTTTCGCAGATGCTGTATCAACCAGTCATACTTCTATTTTGATTGGAGATTTAGCAAAGATGCTCAAACAGAATGGTGTAGATATGGGGCAGAAACGCCTTTTCGAGTATCTGAGAAACCATGGATATCTGATTAAGAGAAAAGGATCTGACTGGAATATGCCAACACAGAAGTCAATGGACATGGGACTGTTTGAAATCAAAGAGAGTACACACATTGATGGAAATGGTTGCAACGTTGTGACCAGAACTCCGAAAGCAACGGGGAAGGCACAGATCTATTTTGTTAATAAGTTTGTGGGAGAATTAGATAATGAAAGATTTAACTAATCAACGGTTCGGTCGACAGATTGCAATTAAACCTTGTGGAAAAAATCAATATAGAAATGTGATGTGGTTATGCAAATGCGACTGCGGAAAAGAGCATATTGTTGCAAGTGGAAAACTGATTCAAGGCAAATCAAAATCTTGTGGCTGTTATTCCAGAGAGGTTCATATCAAACAACTGGAAAAGCATGGAATTACTACGGGAGGAAAGCCAAGAACTTTCATCATTTGGAATGGAATGAAAGCCAGATGTTTGAATCCAAATGCTGTATCGTATAAAAGCTATGGTGGTAGAGGAATCACAATTTGTGAAGAATGGCTTGTATTCGAAAACTTTCATAAGTGGGCAATGAAGAATGGTTATAGAGAAGATCTAGAAATAGATCGAATCGATAATGATAGCAATTATTGCCCGGAAAATTGTAGATGGGTTGCAAAGTCATTTAATAGAGCACATCAAAGGAAAACTCGGTATATAGAGATTTGGAAAATTAAGCTAAGCATTTCAGAATGGTGTAAAGAAGTTAGAATGTCAAGAAGTACTGCTTCAAAATTGCTTTCCGAGAGTGAAGATGATTTCAAAAATGAAATAAAAAAAAGAATCATGACTGGTAAAGGACAGCAGTATTTTATTAATAAATTTCTTGGACAGGAGATACCGGTATGAATAGAACAATAAATCGTTTGGGAGCGGAACTCGTTATAGAGCTTACGAAAAGCAATCCGGAAGATTATCAGAAATTTAAGTTAATGTTGCTTTCACACGAGAAGAAATGCAAAGAAAAAGATTTTTTGGAGAAAGTATTCTTGCTGGCAGAGGAAAGAAGACCATTATTGCTGACTGTAAAATGAATTGCGCCAGCGCAAAAATGATACATAAAAAGAAGGAGGCCGGGAACTATCAACAGCTCCCGGCTAAAATTATGAAAAAGAAAAAAGTTTTATTTGCAATTACTCTTTGCTCTGTACAGGTAATAATATACCCGGAAAATGTGAGTAATATGTGATGCAGATTTGAAGATTTTGTGAAAGGAGAGCGATACCGATGGACAAGAATATCTTAAGCCAATACATAGACGCTTGCGAACTGATCAGAGAGACAGAAGAGGAAATTAAAAAGCTAAACCGAAAGAAAAAGACAGTAATACAGACCAATGTATCCGGGAGCAACCCTGAGTTTCCTTATAACCCACAACATTTTAAGGTACAGGGAACAACATTTAACTATGCAGATGACAGCCAGCTTCGATATCAGAAGAAGATTTTGGAAGAAAGAAAATCCCAGGCAGAGCAGTTAAAGATAAACGTAGAAGGATGGCTAAACACAATCCCTCCCAGAATGCAGAGAATCATAAAATACAAGGTCTTTGAAGAACTGACTTGGCAGCAGGTAGCTGGAAAGATGGGAAGAAGAGCAACTGAAGAAGGCGTTCGCAAAGAATTTAATAGATTTTTTGAAAAAAAGTAAAATTGTCCGTTTTGTCCGATATGTCCGATTTTAATATGCTATAGTATAAACTGAACTCAGTGAAAGATCATACAGAGTTCTCCTTCCCATGAATATCTGCCAGGATCACCTGGCAGAGTGCACCAGAACATCTCACCGAATGGGAGTGAGCATGAGCCGTGAGAGCTGCAGGTTCGAATCCTGGTGTTCTGCTTTTCTCCTATGGAGAAATTCAAACCACATACATTTTTAAAAACGTCCTGTAGAAATATGGGGCGTTTTGCAGTATTATAAAAGAAAATGCATGTGGGAGGAACAAATGAATATTTTAAAATTATTTAATGAAGTTATTCAGTGGTGTGATGGAAATGTTGGATTTTTAAATGTAATATTATCGATATGCACGTTGACGTTAACTATTACAATTGCGAAAATTCCATATAAAAAGAAAATTGTCGGAACGTTGGAAATTATGCAGGAAAAAACAAAACATGATCCGTTTTTTAAATGCTATATAAACGTTTACTTAACTAATGTAGGAAGAACACCAATTTATATTAAAAACATTGAAATAGTAAAACGAAGAAGAAAAAGCATCGGCTCGTTTCTTATGAATCTAGGACATGGACAATGTAGAGAACTTAATATGGGAGAAAAATGCTCCTACTCAGGAATGTTTATTGATCCAATACTTGACAAACATTCTACAAACTTAAATGGACATGTGAGAATAAGAGTGACAGATATAGCCGGAAAAAGATATTATATATCGCGAACCTTTCCAGTAGGATAATGTTAAAGCTTAGACATTAAGATGAATTACAATAAAGGCAGCCTTCGGGCTGCTTTTTCTATACTCAAAAACGAAACGAATGAGAGGTGGTGAGACTTGGCGAGAGTACCTAGCGGTAGCTTGCAACGTGAAAATTAAATTTTAAGGACATTTAGCTCAGCAGGTCAGAGCAACCGGCTCATAACCGTTCGGTCCTGGGTTCGAACCCCAGAATGTCCATGAAAACATAGATATTAATTAACAAGAGAGCTTGGAAACAGGCTCTCTTTTAATATACAAAAATACCGCGGGATAAAGTAACGGTAACTTACAGGTCTCCTAAGCCTGGAACGGTGGTTCGAATCCATCTCCCGCTATCGAACAGGAGGGATGGCATGATATACAAACGATGTAGTAGATGCGGGAGTAGGGTACCGGCAGGGACTACGTGCCCGTGCAGAAAGAATAACATCAGAGAGTATGCAAAGCCAACCGGAATAAAGAAAGAATACCACACACAACGATGGAAGAATCTGAGACAGTTTGTACTTAACAGTTATGATGGACTGGATATCTATATATTATACAAGTACAACAGAATAGTAACAGCAGATACGGTGCATCATATTGAACTATCACAAGACAGACCTGATCTGTTCTATTCAGATTCAAATTTGATTCCAGTCTCAAGAGCTGGACATAAAGAGATACATAAACGATATGAGAAAGAGGGAAAGACGGTAGTGCAGGAGGAATTGAGAGGCTTTCAGATGCGTTTCAAGACCACCGGGGGATAGAAAAAAGTTTTGAACGGATCTCCCACGACCACGTATGCCCCTTTCTTTTCACAAAATTCTAAAAACGAAAAAAAAGTTGGCAAATGAGAGGAGGGAGGCCGTAGGGCAAGACCGAGGGTGCCGGTAGAATTGCAAACCGGACATTTAAAAGTTATTGACGGACAGAAGAAAAGAGATGCAGAAGACCAGGTAAAAACCGAGAAAAATCAGCTCAAACGACCTCCTTCCTGGCTGATCGATGATGTCGCCAAGAAAGAATGGAGAAGAGTTGTAAAAGAGTTAAACAAGTTAAATATAGTCGGAAATTTGGATCTAAATAATATCGGAGGATACTGTAATGCTTTCGCAAACTATGTAAAAGCGACAGAAATATTGAGTCAGCAGACGTATTATGTTGACCGAGAAACCAGAACAGGAGTAATTGTTGTAAAAAACCCCATGGTTGATATTCAGAAAGGATATGCAGAAGAAATGAGACGCTTCGCCGCCTTGTGCGGGCTGACAATTGATTCAAGACTAAAAGCAGGAACAGTGAAAGCAAATAAGCAGCAGGAAGAAATTGAGAACCGGTTCGGTGCTATATGATTCTTGATGAACTTAAAAAATACGCTCATGATTGCATATCTGGGAAAATTATCAGCGGCAGAAAACATATATGGGCCTGCGAAAGATTACTGAGAGATATTGACCGAATAGGCCAACCGGATTTTCCGTATGTTTGGAATGAAGACCAGGCAGAGAATATTGTAGAATGGTTTGCGCTTTTGAGACACAGCAAGGGAATCCTGGCGAAACAGCCGATAATGTTGACTCCTTGGCAGAAATTCCGTATATGTCAGCTGTACGGATGGATACATAAAGACACTGGATACAGAAGATTCAAGAAATATTTTACTGAAGTGGCCAGAAAGAATGCGAAATCTCAGGAAGAGGCAGGAATTGCCTTGTATGAAGCAGCAGTGACTTCTACCAAAAATGCAGAGGTATATGAGATTTATACAGCTGGCACAAAACGTGATCAGTCAAAAATCGTATTTGGAGAAGCTGGTCTGATGTTGCAGGGATCACCTTTGAGAATGAGATTCAAAGTAACCAGGGACTGTGTAAAACACTTAAAAAGTCATAGCACGATAAAACCATTATCGAAAGACGATGGAAAATCTGGAGACGGTACAAACCCTGCATTACTCGTCTTAGATGAATATCACCAGCACAAAACAACTGAATTTTACGATCTAGGCATAGGCTCCAATACAAAGGAGCCTCTTTTGATGATCATAACAACAGCCGGTATGGATCTGACCTATCCGTGCTATGTAACAGAATATCAGTATTGTTCTAAAGTTCTGGATCCAAATACAGATGTAGAAAATGATGAGTATCTGATTGACATCTGCGAAATGGATCCAGAAGACTATGAAGACATTTCGAATCTGGATAATGAAGAAAACTGGAAGAAAGCAAACCCGATCAGAATGACTTATCCGGAAGGTGCTGATAAAATTCGCGGAGAATACAAGATCGCCAGAGAACAGCCGGAACACATGACCGCATTCCTTACAAAATGTCTGGATGTATGGGTACAAGCAAAAGAAAACGGATACATGGACATGGCAAAATGGAAGGCTTGCCAGGTGGACGAGCTACTATTTGATATTACAGGGTATCCGGTATATGTAGGATTTGATATGTCTGCAAAGACGGACCTTACATCTGTGGCTTTTGTAATTCCATTTTTATCTGGGGAGTATGATGCGAATAGAAAAGAAATAGTAAAATATATTATTTGGTCCCATAGCTTCATTCCAACAAGAGAAAAGCTCCAGGAACATATTATGAAAGATAAAGTTGCTTATGATGCCTGGGAACGCATGGGATTTCTGGATGTAACGGATACACCGATTGTAGATCAGGGAGCGGTTATGAGGTATGTGCTTGAAACCTGCGAAAAGTTAAATTTAAAAATACAGTGTCTGTGTTTTGATCCTGCAAATGCAAGCAAATTAATGATGGATCTGTCGAACGAGGGATATGACGTTGAAGAGGTTTTTCAGAGCCATAAACATCTGAATGAAGCAACACAAGGGTTCAGAGAACAGGTTTTTTGCGGAAATATAATATACACTTACAATCCGCTGCTGAATTATGCGATGAGTAATGCGGTAATCCGGCAGAGTAATGGACTTATCAAAATTGATAAGGACGCAACAACAAAGAGAATTGACCCGGTGGATGCAACATTATGTGCTTTTAAGCTGGCAATGTTCCACACCTTCGGGGATGATTATGGAGATTATATTGATAACTTTATAGAGGAGATATTACACGAGGATTCTACAGAAAATTAAAAATATGTGGAATTCCCTTGTCGGAGAATCTATATCGCTGGATGATGAGAAACTTCTGGATTGGCTTGGCATTGAACCAGATACACCGAGATATGCAATTGGGGAGGTTACATATTTCACCTGCCTGAAGATGCTCTCTGAGACAATGGGGAAAATGCCACTGAAATTTTACAAGCAGACTGACAAGGGAAAAATTCGAGCAGAGCCGAATCGAACATCAAGACTATTGATGGAAAGACCGAATCGGCTCATGACCCCGACAACATTCTGGGGAACAATAGAATACAACTGCGAACATTATGGAAATGCATATGTCTGGATTCAGACAAAGTTTGAAAAGAAAGGCCGTTTCGGAGGAGAATATAATGTTCTTTCATTCTGGCCGATGCAGAGCAATTATGTAGACGTTTTGATGGATGATGTGGGTGTATTTGGAGAAGCAGGAAATTTATACTATCGTTATAGCGATCCAAAAACCGGAAAAACATATACGTTTTCACAGAATAATGTGCTGCACTTTAAAACATGGAGTACATTTGACGGAATCATGGGGAAACCTGTACGCCAGATACTGAAAGATTCCATAGCTGGTGCGATTGAGTCACAGAAATATCTTAATAAGTTGTATGCGAGTGGGTTGACTGCAAAGGCGGCACTACAATATACAGGCGATATGGACAAGCCTAAACGCCTGGCACTGCAAAAGGAATACAACAGCCTGCTTTCAGGAGCAAAGAATGCTGGAAAAGTAGTTGCAGTACCAGTCGGAATGACACTACAGCCACTGAATGTAACACTTGCGGATGCGCAGTATTCGGAATTGAAAAAGTATACTGCTTTGCAGATTGCAGCGGCGTTCGGAATTAAACCGAATCAATTGAACAATTATGACAAGTCCAGCTATTCAAATTCTGAAAGCCAGCAGTTGGCATTCCTGGTGGACACGATGAGCTATAGATTGTCACAGTACGAGCAGGAGATAAACTATAAATGTCTTTCTGATACTGAGAAAAAAGAAGGATATTATTTTAAATTCAACGAAAAAGCAATATTGAGAACGGATTCAAAGACACAGAAGGAAGTAATAACTGGATACGTGCAGAACGGAATCTATACGATCAATGAGGGGAGAGATCTCCTTGATCTTCCTTTCGTGGACGGAGGAGATGTCAACATGGTAAACGGAACGTATCAGCCGATAACACATATAGGCGCGGCTTACGGAATTAACACACAGGGAGGTGAAGGAGATGGAGATTGATGTAAGAGGGGATATCATCAGCAATGATGATAAATGGATTTACGACTGGCTGGACTGGGATTCCACGTGCCCGGATGATATCAGAAATGCAATTGCATCTCTTCAACCAGGAGAAACACTCACGGTAAACATAAACTCAGGTGGCGGCTCTGTGATGGCAGGACAGGAAATCTATTCTATTCTTGCCGGAAGAAGTGACGTGGAAATCAACATTCAATCGCTTGCTGGCAGTGCGGCCAGTGTGATTGCAATGGCAAACACATGTAAGATGAGTCCTGTTGCGACTATTATGATCCACAATGTCTCAATGTCAGGAGCTTCCGGAGATTATCATGACATGCAGAAGAATGCAGAGATCTTAAAAACAATGAACAGTGCGCTTTCGGAAGCGTACACAAGAAAGACAGGAAGATCAAAAGATGAAATTCTGAAGATGATGGATAAGGAAACATGGATCACAGCAGAGAAGGCTCTTGAACTTGGATTTATTGATAAGATCGAGAATTCAGGGCAGCAGTTCTTTAATTGTGTGTGCGGAGTCAGACTGACGGATGAAATACGCAATAAAGTAAAGCAGGAAAAAGAAGCCCAGGAAGCAGAAAAACAGCAGAAAAAAGAAATATTAGGAGACTTAGACCAGTATGGCGTCTGAGCGGAACGGAGGATATAAGGAATAAAAAATTATTAGAACTTTTAAACTCTATTAATGAGAAAAAAACAATGGTACAGTCCCTGGTAGAACAGGGAAAGCTGGAAGAAGCAAGAACAGCCAAGGAAGAACTTAAAAATATGCAGGAACAGTTTGACCTTCTGAAAGACATCATGGATCCGGACGGAAATGGAACAATTAAACCGCAACAGGATCCGAAACCGTTAGAAAATAACTCTATCAAAGAATTTGCTAATGCTGCAAGAAGAGGATTCCGAAATGCAACCATGGTAGAAGGCACACCTGCAGATGGAGGATATACAGTCCCGGAAGACATCCAGACACAGATTAATACCTACAGAGATGCAAAATTCTCTCTGATCAGCCTGGTTGATGTAGAAAATGTAACAACAAGCAAAGGCCAGAGAACCTATAAGAAACGTGCGCAGCAGACTGGATTTGCGAAAGTGGGAGAAGGCGGAAAGATAACAGCTGGAACAACCCCACAGTTCGAAAGAATCTCATACGAGATTGAGAAATATGCAGGATACTTCCCTTGCACAAATGAACTCCTTGCGGATACAGATGAAAATATCACAGGCGTTTTGACAACATGGATTGCGGATGAGTCAAGAGTCACAAGAAATAAAATGATTCTTGAGCAGATTGCGACAAAGGACGTAACAGCGATGAAAGATCTTGATGATATCAAGAAAGCATTGAATATCACGCTTGGACAGGCATTTAAACCTACTTCTGCAATTGTGACAAACGACGATGGGTTACAGTGGCTTGATACATTAAAGGATAACGAAGGAAGATATCTTCTCCAGCCGGATCCTGCAAATCCAATGCAGCTTAGACTTTGCGCTGGATCAACAATTGTTCCTGTCAAAGTTATTCCAAACTCCGATATGCCATCCGATACAAAGACAGCAGGAAGCAGAAAAATACCAGTTATTATTGGAGATTTGAAAGAGGGTATCAAATTCTGGGATAGAAATCAGACGACTCTTATGATATCTAACATCGCCCAGATCGGAGAGCTGAATGCATTTGAAGAAGATCTTACAATCTTCAGGGCAATTGAAAGGGAAGACTGCACGGTGAAAGACAAAGAAGCGTTCGTGAACGGACAGCTGACAATTAAAGATGCAACTGTTACAGGAGTATGAGATAAGGCGGTGAACTGTGGATATTGATGCAGTAAAAGAGTATCTACGAATCGACGATGATGCAGACGACATGACCATAGAACTGATGATGAACGCTGCAAGAGAATACATAAAAGATGCTGTCGGGAAATGTGATGAGAAGAATCCAAAAACGCAGATGTTATTCATGCTTATCATACAGGATCTCTACGAAAATCGTGTTCTGACAGTAAAGGAAGCAGACAAACAGCGACTGACACATGTGGTCGGATCAATGGTTCTTCAGCTGCAGGTGTCACAACTGGAGGAAGAAAATGGTTGATATCGGAAAACTAAACAGGCGGATCACATTTCTCCGCCTGAACACTTCAGAAGATGAAATGGGTCAGGACAAATCCGAGTGGAAAAAATATCGGACAGTATGGGCGACCGTAAAGCCATATAAATCCTCAGAATACAATTTTATGAGCAAATTGAAACCAGAGGTCACACATAGGATTTATATCCGGTTCAGGAAGGATATCACCGCGGACATGAGAATTCAGTATCAGGGACACGTTTATTCTATTGCGGGACCTCCGCTGGATATGGATAATCAGCACAGAATGTTAGAAATTCAGTGCGAGGAGGTGTTCGAAAATGTCAAGTATCAGTTTTGACTTCGACACCTCTGAATTTATTAAAGCAATGGAAAGTACAGCAAAACAATATCCAGCATCCGCAGAAAAGGTCTTGAAAAAAGAAGCACGAAATATCGCCAAGGATTTGAAAGGAAGAGTGAATTCAGAGGCAGAAGGGCATCATTATATTAGCCCCAGAAGTGAAGAAAAGCCAAAACCATTAGCGCAGAGCTTCCGCCAGGGAAAAGTAATTCGCTCTGGAAGTAAAATGACTGTTGCAGTAACGTCTTCAGCTCCGCATTACCATCTCTACGAAGAAGGACATGCCATGATAACTCATAAAAGTAAAGACAAAACAAAGGGATTGAGGCAGGTTGGAGAAGTCAGGGGAAAAAAGACTGTGGCAAAATATATGGCGCAGCGCGCAGAACATGCAGAGCTGATCGGACAGGAACTGCTGGACGAGATATTGAAGGAGGCAGGAATTGACTCTTAAAGAAATAAAAAAAGCGGTCAATTCCGCTTTGAAAGAAAGATATCCGGATATGAAGATATACGGAGCAGATACAGTAGAAGGCTATACGCGGCCTTCTTTCTTTGTGTATATAACACAGACGTTTTCTGAATCCACAAAGAACGCATTCCACAAAAATGTTGAAGTGGAAATTGATTTTATTCAAAAAAACACAAATGAAGCAGACGGGATGAATTTTTTTGCGTCCATGGAAGAAATGTTCGGGCAGAAGCTGACAATTGGCAGCAGGAGCCTGAACACAAGCAACATGGATCTAAACTTTCAGGGCGAAAACGCAAACATTCCAGTCTGCCAGTTTGATGTGGAGTTCTGGGATGTAATTCCAAGAACGGATAGTAGCAAGTTGATGGAAGAATTGAAATTATCACAGGAGGTAAAACAAGGGGATTACCAGTAATGAATATTATTTTTACTGCAGCCGCAAGAAACACAATCAGAAGATCTGAACGTGGTGTAGTGGGAATGATTATAAAAGATGCGAAAGTGCCGGCAACAAATCCGGCTATGATTTACAAAGAAAAAGATATTCCGGAAGAACTGAGCGATGCAAATAAAGAGCAAGTGAAACTTGCCCTGATCGGGAACGATACAGCACCTGCTAAAATCGTGCTGTACGTTCTTAGTTCCAACGCTGAGAATTACGAAGCGGCGCTGAATTATTTTGCGGTCAAAAAGGTTACCTGGCTGTGCTGTCCGACAGCAAAGACGGACTCGCAGACAGAGACCATTGTGACATGGGTAAAAGATCAGCGTGATGAGCGAAATAAGGTTAAAGCAGTGCTTCCGGAAACAGAAGCGGATAATGAAGGAATTATAAATTATGCTACAGCCAGCGTAAAAGTTGGTGAGAAAGAGTATACAGCAGAATCCTTCTGTTCAAGAATTGCAGGACTGCTCGCCGGTACATCTAATAAGAGTTCTGCAACATACGCAATTCTCGATGATGTAACGGAGTGTGAGAAAAAGAAAAAAACCGAACTGGACGCAGAAATTGACGCTGGAAAACTGGTCCTTTATTACGATGGCGAAAAAGTAAAAGTTGGACGGGGAGTCAATTCCTTACAGACAGTTAGCAAAGGAAAAGGGAACCCGTGGAAAAAAATCCGTGTAGTTGAAAGCATGGACATGATCCACGATGACCTTGTTCTTTTGGCAGAAGACAATTATATCGGGAAATACCCGAATACATATGCAAATAAGTGTCTGCTTATTTCGGCAATTAATTCCTATCTGGCAGAAATGGAGAGAAATGGAATTATTGAGGGTTACACAATTGACCTGAATGTTGATGCAGTCAAGGAATATATCATTAAAAACAAGGGCGTAACAAGAGATGAAGCAGAAGCAATGAGTGAGGCAGAAATCAAGAAACAGTATACAGACGAAAAGGTTTTCCTGGCAGCATCCGCTACATTGGTGGACGTAATGGAAGACATTGATCTGAACATCACTGTGTAAGGAGGAGTGAATAAGGGACAACTATACACCGGACAGAGTCATTAACGGAACCTTTGGGGAATGCTGGATTGATAATGATTATATGGCGGAAGCAACAGCGCTCCAGGCAAAGATGAAACTTGATACAAGCGAAGTAAAAAGAACAGGGACATTGGAGAAAGGATACAAAATAACTGGAATCAGTGGATCTGGTACACTGAAATTAAATAAGGTTACATCCTATTTCTTGAAAAAAGTGTCTGAAAACCTGAAAAAAGGTAAAGCCACGAGGATGACAATTATCACGAATTTAGAGGATCCGGAAGCGTTTGGGGCAGAAAGGATCCGACTGGATGACTGCGTGATCACAGAATTGACAATTGCAGACTGGGAAGCCGGAAAACTGCTGGAGGAATCAATCCCATTTAATTTCAGTGGTTTTGAAGTCCTTGATACAATTGATGCATAAAGGAGAAAAACATGAACTTAATTGACAAACTGCTTTGCGTAGACAAGGCGAAAACGGAAGAAAAAGAAACAAAAAAAATTAAATCAAAGAAGCTGGAAAGATTAGTGGGAGAGGACGCAGAAATAACAATTAGAGAACTGTCCGGAAAACGTTATAACAGTCTGCAGGCAATGCTGTATGACAAGAATGGAAACAGGGATATGGCAGCTGTTTATGATTTTAATCTGATGTGCTGCGTATATGGAATTGTAGAACCAGACCTGAAAAATGAGAAACTCATGGAACACTTTGGCGCTTCGACACCGAAGGATTTGGCAGCGGCTTTATTTGGAGTGGAATCAGGGCCTATTGCAAGCGAAATTGTTAAACTTTCCGGACTTGGAGAAGATGCTGAGGAAAAAGTAAAAAACTCATAAAGGTGGACGGCGAAGCAAGCGTGGCTTATGCACTGTTCCGCCTAAAGAAATGGAAACCATCGGAATATTACGATATGGGCGCAGGTGAACGTTTGATCACTCGCGCCTTTTTAAAACAAGAATTACAGGACATAAAAGAGGAGATGAGAGACAAGGGCAGGTAAGACAGTTGCAGCAGTTGTTAAGTTAATAGATGATTTCAGCAATCCGTCAAAACAGGTGGCGGCCCAGGCTCGTGACCTGGAAAAACGTTTTAACAATGTTGCTGATGTGTTCTCTCATGCCGGAGATGCATTTACATCTGCCGGAGAAACATTGACCAAGTCGGTCACTGCACCACTGGTAGCAGTCGGAACTGCGGCGATTAAATTTTCCTCTGATTCACAGGATGCTTTCCAACAGTTCGCGGCGGCAACAGGAACCGCATCGAATGAAATGGGAAAATATAAAGATATGATCAATGATGTTTACAAGGACAATTTCGGAGAATCTATCAATGATGTGGCAGAAGCCATGGCGACTGTTAATCAGAACATGTCTTACTTGGACGACTCAGCTCTTCAGAGATGTACGGAGTATGCTTACACTCTATCGGATACATTTGGAGTAGACGTGGCAGAAAGTACAAGGGCGGCTGATTCACTCATAAAGAACTACGGTGTATCGGCAAGAGAGGCATTTAACCTTATGACACAGGGAATGCAGTCGGGTCTTAATTTTTCGGATGAACTTTTTGATAATATTGACGAATACTCCGTACAGTTCAAGAAGCTGGGACTGGACGCAGAGGATATGTTTTCTGTATTTGCAAACGGTGCACAGAATGGAGCTTTCAATTTGGACAAGATCGGAGATGCCGTAAAAGAATTCTCAATCAGGGCAATAGATGGATCGGACACAACAAAACAGGGATTCGAGGCCCTTGGAATGAATGCAGATGAAATGGCACAGAAGTTCGGGGCCGGAGGGAAAACTGCAAAAGAAGCATTTAATGAAGTCATAGAAGGACTTGCTTCCATGGATGATCCGGTAGCGCAGAGCGCAGCTGGAGTAAACCTATTCGGAACCATGTGGGAAGATTTGGGACCTCAGGTTATAACATCTATGTCAACGGCGAGTGATGCTATAGATAAAAGCAGAGAATCTGTCGAAGGACTGGTAAATGTAAAATACGACACTTTATCAGGAGCTTTAGGAGGACTCTGGAGAACCATACAGGTGGATGTACTGCAACCAATTGGAAATCAATTAATTCCGTATGTTACGAAAGGAATTAATGTAATAGGAAAACTGACTGATAAATGGAATGCGATGAGTCCTGCTACGCAGAAAAGCATCGTTAAAATCGCGGGGTTTGCGGCAGCGGTCGGACCAGTTTTAGTAGGGATCGGAACACTTAATAAAGGGATTGGAAAAACTATTTCGAATGCAGGGACGCTTGCAGGAGCAGTAACGAAAGCAGGAGGAGTGTTTAAAATGCTTGCAAGCCCGGCAAATATTGCTACAGTGGCAATTGTTGCGGTAGCGACAGCAGCAGTGCTTATCTATAAAAACTGGGATAAAATCAAACCAGTGATTGATAAAGCGAAAGATGGTCTGGTGAATTTCGGACAGGCAGCCGGAAAATGGATTGGATCAGTCATAGACTGGGCACAGGAAATGTGGAAGAATGTCAAAACAGCTTTTGAGAAATTTGCAGATGCAATCAAACCTGCAATTGATATAGCCGTAGAAGCGTTTAAGGGATGGTATGAGAATGCAGAGATTGTTATCGAGGGCATAAAAGATTTTCTTTCCGGAATTATTACTTTCCTTACAGGCGCTTTCCAGGGAGACTGGGAAAAGGCTTGGAACGGAATCGTAAAGGCAGTTGGAAGCATTTTTGGAACCCTGGAATCACTTGTAAAGACACCGCTTAATGCGGTAATCAACCTTGTGAATAAAGCAATTGGAGCGATTAATAAAATAAGTGTTGATCTCCCCAGTGCTGTTGGCGGAGGGCATATCGGATTCAATATCCCAACAATTCCGACTTTGGCGAAAGGTACTGATTACTGGCAGGGCGGAATCGTGCAGATCAGCGAAAAGGGTGGAGAAATTGTTGATCTTCCATCTGGAAGTAGAGTATATCCGCACGATGAATCTGTGCGGATGGCACGCCAGGATGGAAGGAAGAACTATTCTATTGCAATTGCAAAACTGGCAGATAGCATCGTGGTGAGAGAAGAGGCGGATATTGACAAGATCGCCGAGGTGATTGTAAAGAGGATTGAACAGGCAATTGATAATATGCCGCAGACAGCATAGGAGGAGATATGGAATACTGGTTAAAGAATAAAGACAAATCAATACAACTTCCTATAAGACCGGCATCATTCGACGTGACTTTTGAAAATACACATCAGACTGTTAATGTGCAAACAAGAGGGGATGTAACAATACTTGGGAAAAAAGGACTTAAAGCGTATACGATTGAGTCTTTTTTTCCGGCACAGGACTACCCTTTTGCAGATTATGCAAAAGACAGAAATCCTTGGGAGTATGTAAAGGAAATCCTCGGATGGCAGGAAACCCCTATTCAATTCATTATTACAAAAACAAAGATTAATAAAAATGTAATAATAACATCTTTTCAGTTCGGGGAAGACGACGGAACGGGCGATATAACATATTCAATCACTATGAAAGATTATCGTCCGCCAAAATATACGAAACCGTTGAAGGCGGTCCTGGAACCTGTAAAAACGGAGAAAAAGAAGCCGGAAAAGGAGAACAGCCGCTCAGACAATAAACCAAAGAAAAAAAATCATACAGTAAAAGGAAATGACACCCTCAGGAGTATCGCAAAAAAATATTACGGTTCAGGATCCTATGCGAACAAAATCTACAATGCAAACAAGACTGTCATAGAAAAAGCCGCAAAAAAGCATGGACGTGTAAGCAGCGCACATAATGGTGTAAATGGCTGGTATATATATGACGGGACAAAGCTGGTGATACCATGAAAATAATGTGGAATGATGCGAAAATAACCGGTTATGTAACGAGCGTGACTTGGGCTGGGAGTGCTAAACAGGCAGCCAGAACAGTCGTGTTTAGTGTTGCATACAGCCCGAATGATAAGAATGTCAAGACTCTTGGCATAAAATTAGGAGACAAAATTGTATTCTACCCAGGATATCCGGATGATAAAAAAACGAAATTTGTCGGAATTATTACCCAAAGAGAAAGAAAATCTGAAATGGGTGAGCTACAGTATACAGCAACTGACGGCATGATGCATCTCTTACGATCTAGCGGTACATACCGTTTTGCAAACAAAACCCCTGAAAAAATCGCACAGATGGTCTGCAGAGACGTAAAAGTAAAGACCGGATCCATTGCAAAAACTAAGATGCCTATTGCGAAAATATTCTTTCAGGAACGCCCGTATTATGAAATTATCATGGCTGCATACACAAAAGCATACCGAAAAAACAAGAAAAAATACATCGCACAAATGAACGGAGATAAGCTGGAAGTCATACAGAAAGGGAAAGTTATCCCCAATTTCCACATACGGCAGGGGGAAAGAATTACAGAGTCCTCATATACAGAAGATTTAGACAGCATGGTAAATCGTGTATATATCTATGATTCAAATAATAACAAAATTGGAAGTGTGAGCAACTCAAACTGGATAAAGAAATACGGCATATTTCAAAATGCGATATCCGTAGATAGTGGAAACGGGAAAACAGAAGCTAAGGCAGAACTACAAGGCATAAATAAAACCGCAAATTTGACTATGATTGGGGACTACAGATGCGTTTCTGGATTAGGGGTGATTATAGAGGATTCCAGGACCGGACTGAAGGGAAAATTTTGGATAGAAAATGACAGCCATGAATGGAACGGTGGCGTTTATACGACAACTTTGGAGCTTGCGTTCAAAAACGTGATGGATATTCAGGAGGAAGACGAGGAACAGATTGCGAATTCTGCAGGCGGCAGCAGTACAACGACCAGCAATGCACTGGATGATGTGCTAAATCAAGCGCGAGCATGGATCGGAATATCAGGAAGCACGAATGAAGCCACACAATACTACGGGTACAATGGAGTTGCATGGTGCTGCATCTTTCAATGGTCAATTTTCAATAAATCTGGACATGGAGACCTGTTTATGGGTGGAGGAAAGACTGCAAGCTGTTCTGAGGTGACACAATGGTACCAGGCAAGGGGGAAATTTGGAACAACGCCAAAAACTGGCGCACTGGTAGTGTACGGACCGGGTGGAGGAAGCCATATAGGCTTGGTGGAAAGTGTTTCCGGATCGGGAATCAACGATTATGTGTCTATTGAGGGAAATACAAGCGGTGCAACAGGCGGACTTGCAGCACGAAAGCAGTATGGAAATCGAAGAAGTGACGTATATGGATTTTGTTACATTGACTATCCTGTTACAACAATATCAGTTGGAAGCGGTACAACAATATCCGGAACAACTGTAAATATTCCATCGTCCGTCCCGCAGACAGGGATTACCGGCAACTACACTTGCTATCCACAATTTTACGGAAGATGGAATGCAGGAACGACGCAAAGAAGAATTTCTGAAATATGGGGACAAAAAGGAAAGACTGGAAGCCCTGAAAACATAGCAACCATAGATGGTTATTATCTGATTGCTGTAACACAGAAATTTGGACAAGTAGGAGATATTGTATGCGTGGTACTGGCAAACGGAACAAGAATAAATTGCATGATCGCAGATGAGAAGAACCCAGGCGACAGCAATTACACAGAATGGGGACACGACCTCGGAGGCGGAAAGGCAGACGTAATTGAATGGGAATCGATGGTGTATGGATTTCCAAACGTGGATAAATGGAGAGGTCAAAGGGTAACGACTATTATTAACGGAGGAAGATATCAAGGTCTATAAATACATATGAACGATTCGTAGAGCAAATGAGAAAAGCTGGAAAATTCTATAACCCTCCAGTACCTCAGCTTGGAGTTATGATGGAGTCGGGAAAGGTCAGAATAGACACGATGACATTAAAAAAAGAAGATTATCTAATAGATTGCAATTTGCGCTTGAATCCGAACAAAAAAATATTCCTGCATACTTCAGAACCTGAATCGGCAGAATATATGACAGACTCCGATCACAATGTCACCATGGAAGAATACAGAAAAAACATCTTAAAAGAAGGAGATATCGTTCTTCTCTTGAAACTACATAAACATGAGAAATACATTTTGATTGCAAAGGTGGTGGAACCAGAATGATGCTTCCTTTTATAGATGCGGAAGAAAATGAAATACAGGAAGAGCAATACATTCCTAAAGAGTATGGAATCAACTTCGAAACAGGACAACTTTCCGGGAAAATTGTGGAAGGTTTTGATGCCATACTTGTATGGGCATGGCTTGCACTACATACCGCACGATATAGGTATTACATATATTCTGATGATTACGGTCAAGAATATGATGAGCTTGTAGGAAAAAGCTATTCGCAGGAATTAATACAGTCAGAATTGGAGCGCATGACAGAGGAATGCTTAATGGAAAATCCATACATTACGGGAATTGAAAACTTTTCATGTGTTAAAAATGATGAGAAAGTAACCATATCATTTTCGCTTATAACATCACTTGGAGACGGGGAGGTGAGCACAAATGTATGAGGATATGACATACGAAACTATCATGCGCGAAATGATGGAAGATATGCCTGATGATGTAGATACATCATCAGGCAGCTTGATCTTTAATGCCTGTGCGAAACAGGCAGTACGCCTGGAAGAAGCTTATCTGCTCCTGTCCGGGCTTGAACAGAATATGTATGCAGATACAGCCGACTTAGAACATTTGATCCGAAATGGAAATGAAAGAGGCGTATATATCAATGAGGCTACATATGCTGAATTTACTGCTCAGTTCAACTGCGCAGTGCCAGAAGGGTCCAGATGGAATTATGACGAATATAATTACACAGCATTCAATGTAATCAGTGAGGAAGAACACACATATCGAATCGGATGCGATAGTCCTGGATCCGAACCCAACCGAATGCTGGGAGATTTAGAACCAATTGAATTCGTGGATGGATTTGAATGGGGAAGAATTCTGAAATGCACTCTTGAGGCTACGGATCAGGAAGAAGTGGAAAGCTATAGAGCCAGGATTCTGAACACATACAATTATCGCGGCTTTGCAGGAAACAGAGAATATTACAAAAGCCGAATTAAAGAAATGAGCGGCGTATATGGATGCAAGCTTAACAGAGTGTCAGCTCCGGAAGATAAAATAGCGATAACAATCATAGGCAGCGATTACCGTACGCCTTCAAATGACGTTATAAAAGCGGTTCAAACAGAAGTAGATCCTGTGGTGAATAGTGGCGACGGAGTTGGCATTGCACCGATCGGACACAGGGTTATTGTTTCTGGAGTAGGAGAGACAGAAGTCAATATAAAGACAAATATAACTTATGATTCCGGATACTCTTACGAAGATTTAAAAAGTTATATTACGAAGGCAGTAGACAACTATCTTTTGGAACTTCGAAAAAAATGGGAAGACAGCGATGCGATTGCAGTCCGTATTCTACAGATAGAATCAGCGATTGTACAGATTGATGGAATTATTGATGTTACCGGGACAACAATAAACGATTCAGAACAAAATCTGCAGATTACAAACGGAACGGTACCGGTAAGAGGTGATTTCACATGCACGTAAACGTTGAGTATCCGGAAGCGATACTAAATATAAAGGATATTAAAGCGTCAATTGACGCTGGAGATAAAGTTGGAGATGTTCTGGAAAGAGCACTATTCGAATTGGACAACGATATCTGCATACGATCTTCTGAAGAGTCTGGCATTACACATAGAGAAAAGATTCTCGGGATTAATCCACGGGATACAGATTCTATAGAAGACAGGCGATTGGAAGTGCTTCTCAGATGGTACGACAGCACTTTGTATACAGAAACTGTGCTCAGACAAAAAATGGACGCAACTCTGGGGGAGAACCAGTATGTGTTAAATATTGACTTGAATACCAAAACTGTCTTTTGCCTTGTTGAGCTGACACGAAAGAGGATGCAGAAAAGTGTGATCGACATGCTTGATCAGATGGTGCCGTTGGACTATTTGATATTAGTGACGCTTAGATACAATACGTGGGAAAATATCAGCGAGAATCTGACATGGAAACAGGCACTGCAAAAAACATGGTACGCAATAAAGGAAGAGGTGTTGTAGTGAAATATACAGAGCATTACAGGTTTAAGAAACCGGGATATGAAGATTTTGCAGATGTTGAAGATATCAATTACGCTCTGGATCAGCTAGATAGCAAGTTCTATGAGCAGGAAAGTAAAATTGACAAAGCAGTGGCAATAGCTGGGGAATTAGCGGTTGTTAAGCAGACAACACAAGAGATGAGGGCACAGATTGAAACATGCGCGCATCAAATTCAAAAAAACAGAAATAGTTTAGCTGTGAACATGTCAGATATTGCGAAATTAACATTTCAGCTTCAATTAAAAGACCTGATTGATTCTTCAGATATGACGCAAGTAACTATTGATGAGATAGATTCTTCAGATGCCATTGTGATTACATCCGGAACTTATGCTGACAAGAAGGTTTATATATGATCGAACCTTTATCATTGTAGAAAAGTACAATCCGGAAGGCTGACAAAGAAACAGGCACAGCAGGCCATAAACGCCTGGATTGGACATGCCAGACACAGCAACAGCTACAATCTGGCAAAGAAAATATTCGAGAAATATGATTACATTCAGATTGAAGATAACGATTGGAAATTTGGGGATATAAGCCCCAAGAAAAGAAAGGAGTTAGAAAGCTATGGCAAACGGAACCATACATAAACTTGGTACACTGTATGTGGCGAATGCAAAGAAAGCAAGACCTACGAAGCCATGGTACAGAACAAACGGATCCGCACCGTCCACAGGAGACCTGTTAGACTACGGAAACGGATCGAATGCTATTGAAATCAAAGACACAGATTCAAATGATGCCTACAAATTGCAGTGGGTGGAGGTCAACGACGGAAGTGATAAGATTCTGATCTGCGACAGGAACCTGCTTATGGATATTCAATGGGACCGTCTGAACGCATTAGGATTCTGCGGAGCAAAAGGGAGCGGAAAGAAGATAACCATTGACGGACAGCAGTACGAACTATTCATGCTTACTGGCGGCAAAGATGGAAATGCGCAATCAGAAACCACAGCATCAAACGAATGGGACAAATACATCGGAAACCTTGGGAAGTTCTCCGGACTTCCGACACCACAGAGCCAAGACCTTCAGAACGACGGTTCGTCTGCCAACTTTACAACAGCCCACAATAAAATCTGGAACTGGGCCGGTTGCTATAGCTGGTGCCAGAACACAACAACAAGCGGAAGTTCATACAGGCCTTATCGTGGCTCCCTTGGCGCGCGCGACTGGAGCCACATCTATTCGCACGGTTACCGCTACGATATCGGCTGGCGCCCCGCCCTCCGAGTCCTGAACGCTGCCCCAAAGATTACCCCGGCCAGCAAAAGTTACGGCGAACTGAACAAACCGATAAACATTGACTACGTCATAAACGATTCCGATGGTGATAAATTCAACATCAGCGTAAAGATTGATGGAACACAAAAGGAATCCTACCAAAGCCAGTCAAACGGAACGTTCTCACTTGTGCTGAGCAAATACTGGCCCGCATTAAGCATTGGAAGCCACACTGTGGCGATTACTGCGACAGACACAAAGAACGCGGCAACAACAGTCACGTACACCTTCACAAAGAAGAATGGCCCTGCTGCTCCGACGATCATATCTCCGGCAAACGGGGAACGCCGGGACAGTGACTTCTATGTAGAATTCAACATCGGAGCAGATTCTGAAGGGGATACACAGACGTTCAAGGTTCAGATGTCCGGGAACTCAGGATTCTCAAACAGCAAGGAATTTACGAGTCTTGAAAAATACGTAGGCGGGCAATGGGTATCTGCAGCATCCGCATCGAACGAAGATGTGGGAACTAAATTCAGAATAAAAGTAACCGGGGCATCCGGAGAAGTATATCTGAGAGTTGTATCAACAGACTCAGGAATCCTTTCCGAAGCAAGAGCAATCCGTATCGGGACTATTCTGGACGTGCAGACACATCCGCAGGAGACTGCTGACAGAGCACAGAAGATGGTTGTTCTTTTAGACCTCGTTGCAGATGACAAGGTTACAAAAGAAATCTGGGTCGCAAACAATGCAAACGATGCTTCTCCGGCCTGGGAGACTTACACTCCGGATTCAGCGGGTAATCATACATTTCAAAACACTGCAAAGGTTGCAGAGAAATGGGCTGTTGCGGCGAGAGTGAAGATTACAGCAAACGACTCAACAGGAGAGATTGCCTTAAGAGCGATCGGGATGGGGGTACTTTAATGCGTGACGTGAAAAAGACCAGAAAAGCAGAAGATGCAGAAAAGCAGATTCAGAATGACAGTGCGATTGGAGAGCTTAGCATTATGTTAGCTCAGATGCAGGAGCAGAACGACAGCGCAATCGGAGAACTTAGTATTATGTTAGCTCAGATTATGGGAGGAACAACAGAATGAAATTTGATGAGAACAGCGGCCTTGTAAAGACCTGGGTAAGATTAGTAGAAAGCAAGCATTATTCAAAAGAACAGGTTCCGAACATCGGAAATCTGAGAGAAGTTGTTTATAAAATTCTGGAGAAAGGAGAAGTTGACAAATGAAGTTTACGAAAAACAGTGGCCTTGTAAAGACATGGGTATCTCTGGTGCTTACTGGAGTATACACAAGAGAACAAGTGCCAAATTTATTTAATCTTCGTGCCGTAGTCGGAGAGTGCCTGGATGCACTGGAAGTAGGATGATGAGTGGCTTGGCTTACCGTGAAGGTGAATGCTATTATTGCGCCAGCGCAAAAAGAAGGTGATATAAAATCATGGATAACATCATAACAGCAACATTTAACGATTACATATATGCGAGAACAACCTCCCTCTGGCAGTATGACTATGGCCAGATGCTGCAGATAGAAGGAATTACTCTTCCTGCAACATTTGAAGTCCACTTTTCTGATCAGGACCAGGAAGGAGAATCTCTGATTCAGATCGGAGCCGTACAAGACAAAACTGCACAGGTACAGATTCCTGACAGTTTCCTCCGGAAGAACGCAGGAGGCAATTACAGTATCTATGCATTCATCTATCTTGCAGATACTGAATCTGGAGAAACAAAATACAAGATCACAATCCCCGTCCGGGCAAGACCAAAGCCAAACACAGATCTTGTAGATACACTGGAGGAAAAGAAATTATTTCGAGAGGCGATCGAAGAAGTAAACAATGCTGCTGATCGGGCAGAGAAAGCCAGCCAGGAAGCAAAAGATTCTGTAGAAGAGGTTTCAGAGAAAAGCGAACAGGCAAAGAAAGAGATAGACGATTATGTGAAAGAAAAACATGAAAGTCTGAAAGGTGATACAGGAAATGTTTTCTTTGCAGCTTTTAAAGTTGTCAACGAATCATGAAAGCTTATCTCAGCCTATAATGAAAATAGGATACTGACTCCACTACTTTTTTCACTTCTCTTTTTGCCTTACAA